ATATTTCGCCTCTTTGCCAAGCTTCAAGCTTTTGACGAATCAAGCTAGCTTTATCAGCGCGGAATTCAACGTTCCAAGCATTACTACCTGTATACTTTACTGTACCAGGAATATTAAAATCAAGACCCATATAAGTAGCGGTTTGATTTTGAATATCTCTAGTAGGTAGAGTAGCTGTAGTAATATAAACGAAATCATCTTCGTTGAGAATATTATTACCGAGAGAGACTACGCGCAACATATAGTCACGAGCAAAGTCTCTTTGCTGTGCTACTCTATAGAAGTCTTGTATTGTTTGTGACATATTAAATACTTATGTAAAGGTTATTGTAGTAATTCGTTAAAGTCTTGAGATGTCTTAGTGCAATAGAAGTTCACTAAGATAAACTCAGCAGTACGAACTGGTTTAATGTAGATATCTACAACAAGCTCATTTTGATCGATAGTATCTGGAGTGTTGTTGGTATCATTGCAAATGATTTTGTAATCGTAAAGACCTTGAGTATTTTTAGCTAATTCAAATACAGGAGTAATAGTATTAACTAATCTACTACGTGTAAATGTTGTATTAGGTTCAAATACGAAAAGTTTTGAAGTATTAAGTACTGACTTTTCTAAGAAGAGGAATAAACGACGAACGTTAATACGATCAAAAGCGCTTGGAGCTTTTAACATTGTCTTTTGTCCGTAGATTGATAGACCTTCATTAGGGAAGTTCACTACAGGGTTAATAGAAATCTTATAAAGTAGATCGCGTTGTTTTTGATTTGGATTCAACGCAATATCTACAAGACCTGTAATAGTACCACGATTTAAACCAGCAGGTGCACCCCAAGGATAAGCTACTGCATCATTCTTTGTAAATGTTGCTGCAGCATAGCCTGAGAACGGTACCCAAACTAATTTATTAGTGAATACGTCTTGTACTGCACCCCAGTTACCGTAAGCAATTGTATAGCTTGTGTTATAAGGATTGTAACAGTTACGTAAAGGCCAGTAAATGTTGTTCGAGAAGTTTGTTGTCTTATCGTCTAGGGTCTTAAAGTTTGCACCCTGTATAAAAATACTACGTAATGGATCAGAGATATACACGCAATCTTTGCGTTGATCGCCAGCAAATTGACTGAAGATGTCAGTAACTGCTTTCCAGCCTGTAGCTGTACCGTTACCGCTGAAGCTAAACGTACCGTCGTTAGTAAACAGGTTAGTTAAATCAGAATTAATAGTTGCTGTATAAGCGGTATCATCAAAAAACCCGTCTCCACCGGCAAATGCATTGATAGTAGAAAGACCTGCATCAACAACTACATCTACGTTATATACATCAGTATTTACTAATTGATTTAATACGTAGTTTAATTTGTTAGGTAAGTCACCGATTCGCTTAGTACTAGAGTTACTTAAATTTAAAGACTCAGCATAATTACCTAATGGGAATAATGCATCAGCTGCTTGATAGCCTGCAGCAAGTATAGATGGTGAAGTGGTTACGTCACTTGTCTTTATTACTCTTACTGATTTTACCGCATTACCGTTATTATCAATCCAGGCTGTTTGATTAGCAATATAAGGATTAATATATACGGAAATGTTTGCTGAATTGTTATTAATTACTGTTTCAGCAAAATCGTTCTTAGGAGCACCGCCGTTAACGTCCTGAATTAAACGGTTAGAATAGAACGATACTGAATGACCTTCTTGTAAACCATAAGTTAATTGTAATGGGTTAGCAGCAAAAGGTGTTGTTTTAACTTTTATTAATGAAAGAATAGCAATATCGCTATAGCTTGTTGAACCTACTGTTGAGCTAATTGTTAGGTCATATGTAGGAATATTTTCAATCGTACGAGATACGCTGTCAATGTTACTACCTGCTGCAGCAGAAAGTTGGAAGCCAACTACTGGAGAATTTGTTATATCTAATGTACCATTAGCATTAATTGTGTGTAAAGCCTGTACTTCTTTATAAGGAGTACTTGGATTAATTGCGTTGATTTCAGCAATATTAAAATAGAAGCCTTCGAACTTTTCGTTGATAGTTGTTTGTGCTTCATTTACAACAATCATACCAACACCGTTTAATCCGTAACCTGTACCAGAGAGGCTATCGAATCCGGCAATTGTAGGATAATTACCACCTGCACTTGCACTCCAGAATAAGTTATTTTGCTTTAAATTAATGTAATCAGTTTCTGAAAGTGTTATTAATGTTGGTTGACCGAAATAATATGATGTTGCATTACTTAATAATGCTGTATATCCGGCTTGTACTGCAGCAGAAAGCGGGGTTGAATTTGTTACAGGTACTACTGGGTAAACTAAAGCACTGTATTTATCTGAAAAACCATCTCCTAACGCAGGACCGTATGGTAAGCGAGCAACCTGTACTTGAGCGTTTGTACCGCCTGTAAACTGTTGTTGTACAGAATAATAAAAATAACGTTCAGCGGCATTTGTTGGTGTACCGTATATATTAGCGAAATCAGAAACAGATGTAAGTGTTACAATTTCGGACGTTGGTCCTTGAGCTGCAAAACCTGCGATAAACACGCTTGTTCCGTTTGGGGAAGTCGCTGTTTGGCTTAGATCTACTTCTCTAATTTGTACACCAGGAGATTGTATAGTACGTAAAGTTGCCATAGTAGTGATATACTATTATTTAGGCTATTTCGAAACGAAACTCTGTAAGTTTAAAGTAATTCTGCATTTAACTGACTAAATGAGAACGTAAACGAGGACTCAAGTTGTTCAGCATCTCTATAACTATAAGTTATTCCAGTTAAATTGGTAATAAATGCTTTTGAATACGTCCAACGGATTTTCTTATTGTTGTATTCATCCAAACCAAACACATTAATGGTGGTTTGGTAAGGTTGTAAATTACCGGTACTTGCATAAAATGGCCTGCCTTGAAAATCAGTAGCTGCCGGGTTTAAGTTATCAGAATCCTGTATACTGGTTTGCGCTCCGTTTATATAATCCAGCCACTTCCACAATACCCACCAGTTATTGAATCCATTGTCAACTGTAAAGTTAACTGTTATATCTGCATATTTTTCTCTCTTACCTGTAGATAGACTTAAAGTTTGGCCTGCATATGATAGAGCTGCAGCGTTAATATTAGTTGGAGGCACTACAGTACCGTAAACTGAATATTGTAAAGAATCTAGAAACACACTCTTACTTTCTCTACCTTCCTGGCTTACTGCGTTAATTTTTTTAAGAACATCAGGCAAATCCAACACTAATAGAAATTTATCTTTTCTACTTTTATTGAGTATAGCTTGTTGGTAATTTGGAGTTTCGCTCATTATTTTTTATTTTTAATTAAATAGTATTTTTTTACAACAGGATCGTAACCGATCTTGATACCACTAGTGCTTAAACCGCGTGGTTCTCCGTTACTGACCTTATCTATATTCATATTGTAATGACCGGTAATAGTATGAGCTAGTTGAGGTGTAATATAAGTTTTACCTTGAGGTTTCTTTTTTAGATTCTCAATTTCGTGAAAAGGCGTCTCCATTCCGCTATGTACTTTAGCGACTACATTGACTGATTTTGTATTAGCTTTTGCAAGCTTACTTAAACCAGCCGTCACCCCTTGGTGTCTAGGACCGCGACTACCCTTACCGCTTTTTTGTATACCAGGCATACTAAAATAGTTTTTAAATGTACTCTCCTGGTTTAAGGACAGTTCTTTATCTTTTTTAGCAATTACACCTAATATTAATCTTTCTAAATCTTTAGATCTTCTTAGCTCTTTAAAAGCTAAGTTTTCCGCAGAGAACTCTCCGTCTTTTTCTAGTCCGGCCTGTCTCATTTTTAATAACTTCGATTTCACCATTTCTGCACACTCTAAGTCACAATCATCGCTTAATGCGTGATCGATCATTTGTTTCATAGCTTCTACTTTTTTAAGTATAGCTTTTTTATCAACGTGTTCAGCTTTAACCGGTTTAACTAGCCATTCATTGTTTTTAATAGAATATACACCTGAAGAATGATGAGGCTCTAAAATGTCTTGTATGTAGACCTCAACATCGTAGCCTTTGATTTTTATTTCGTGAGAGCTGTTCCAGACTGTTTTTTTAGCTTTAAAATAATCTTTGAGTATATCTTTATTAATATTGTACTCTCTACAATCTGTTATAATATGTAAGTCAAAATCGCTGTAATTAGTGTAATTGTAATTAGCCAAAGAACCAGTCAAGGTTATATCTTCTACGTCAACTGGTATTTCTACAGTTTCGAGAAATGCTTCTGCAGTTTGTAGCAGCTTTTCTTTTATTTCAGGTTTAAGTACACCCTGTTCCCATATCAACGGATTGAGTTCGTCGTGATACTGAAATGTGAGACTGCTATCGGTTTGTAACATACTATGTAGATATTTACATAATAATCAACTTAAACTGCCCAGGATATCATTTTCTGACTGTCTGTTTTTATGCCTAAATACGCACACTTCCAGTCACCTTGTGCAAATAAATCTAGATTTATCCATTCGTCTTTTCGTTTTAAGATTTCAATAGCAAAATCATTCCAATCCGTGTTTAAAAACTTACCTTCTACTTCATTTCTACGTTCTTCTATAGCATCAAGGCTAAACTCATCGTGCTCGTAATGTATTACTTCAATAGCGTTACCTTCTTTATCAGTGTAGTCTATTGAAAAGTCTATACCCCATTTTGGTTTTAAATTAATAAGCTTATACATTTGAGTGTTCCATACAGCCCACTCTTTAAGTTGTTCTAAAGCTTTATCAGCAAAGCCTCTACGTTCAAGAAATAGACTATGGTTAAGACAAGCCCCGGTAAATACGCCTTCTTTTTTAATATACGCTTCATCCTGTACCATCCATTTTCTCTTTATACAATGCTGATCTTTATAATGTAAGTCTAGCTGGGTACCATTAACTTCCGCATAGTTTTGCTCTAGTCTCGTTATTACGTACCCTTCTTGATCAAATAATTCTAAGAACTCTGGCCCAGGATAAACTGGATTAGGGCCGTGTGTAAACCTAATATCAATATAATTTAATAAAGGCGTACGCCAATAACCTTCAGTGTTAAACTTGTTTCCGGTAAGTGATAAGCCATTCATCACTGTGATTTATATTGGATTTATAAAATATCCATATAAGTATTAGTATGCCACGGGCAAAAAAAGATCAGACAACGTTCTACTTAGGTAATAAGAACTTACCTGTTCCAGAAACACAATTTAACTGGACACCAGAAATGGTGGAAGATCTAGAAAGAGCTCGCAAATCTATATTACACTTCTCTCGTTTCTTTTATATTGTTAATCTAGACGAAGGCAAACAACCAATTAAACTTTACCCTTACCAAAAACGTATATTAAAAGCCCTAGTAGAAAATAGATTTAACGTTGTGTTAGCAAGCCGTCAAATTGGTAAAACTACCATTTTAACTATATTTGCTTTGTGGATGGTTTGCTTCCAAGACGATTTTCGAGTACTATTAATTGCTAATAAAGAAGGCACTGCTATTAATATATTTAAACGTATTCGTTTAGCATATGAAATGTTACCCAATTATATGAAGCCTGGTGTAATAGAATATGCTAAAACAGGCTTAGTACTAGCTAATGGTAGTTCAATTGGTATTAGTACTACGACATCTGATGCTGCCAGAGGTGAGTCTATTAATTGTCTACTCATAGACGAAGCCGCCTTTATTCCACCAGAGTTTATGGACGACTTTTGGGAATCGGTATTTCCTGTTATTTCGTCTTCTAAAAAATCAAAAATTTTTATGCTATCTACCCCTAACGGTGTAGGCAATTTATTTTTTAACACATACACAGATGCAGTTGCAAATAAAAACGGCTGGCATAGTGAAAGAGTAGACTGGTGGGAGGTACCTGGTAGAGATGAACAATGGAAAGAAATGACTGCAAGAGCGCTAGGTTCTGTGGAAGCTTTTAATCAAGAATATGGTAATGAGTTTAGAGCGGCTGGTGAAAACATATTCGATAAAGACCAGTTAGATGAACTCGCTGCTAATGCACCGGAACCTGTGTTTGTAGATGATGAAAATACATTTAAAATATACAAAGATCATATCGACGGACACTTCTATAGTATAGGTGTTGACGTTGGAGAAGGTATTGGTAGAGCTAACTCTGTTATACAGGTAGTAGATGTAACAGATTTAACTAACATAGAACAGGTCGCTACATATGCTAATAATAAACTAGACCCGTTTAATTTTGCTGGGAAATTATTAGAAATAGCCGGTCAATGGGGTAACCCACCGTTGCTAATTGAACGCAATAATTGCGGTGCATCTGTTATAGATGCTTTAGTTAATACTCATCAATATCCTAATATAGTAAAGTATACTCCAAGTATGGGTTCGTTCACTGAAAAAGCTGAAAAGGATAATCGCTTAGGTGTTTACGCTCATACTAATAGTAAGTTTAATTCAATGTCCAATTTTCGTTATTGGATGAACGTATTGCGCTGCGTTAAACTATACGATAAGGAAACTATAAACGAATTTAAAACATACATACGTCAAGATAACGGGGTGTGGAAGAAACAATCAGATAAGTATTTGGACGATAGAGTAGAAGCTCTTATATGGGCAATGTTTATATTAGAACCTAAAGTAGTAGAACAATTCTATGAAGTAACTCAGCAAGATGCTAATGGTAGACCGTTAAAAATGTTACCTAACAACTGGGACCCTTTTGTAGTGAGTTTTCCAAAGCCATCTGAAATGTATAGAAAGTTTGGTACAGAAAAAGAAGAAAACATAGTACCGTACAATCCTGTCTTTATTGGTAATAAACCAAATGATCAGGTTAACTCTGACCTAGATGAATTACACGAACAGGGATGGCGTTATCCTGGTACAACCGTACCAAGTATCTTAGGTAACAGGTTTCTAAGATAAAAAAACCCGCTTTGCAGCGGGTTTTAGGAGAATTTAACTCCGAATTAAGTTATGCCTAAAAACTTATTGTGTGAACATATTTTCTTCACCCTTAGTTGGCTTTAAGCTACCGACTGTGTGAAGTTTATGTCCGTCTTTAAGATGAGCTGATTCTTTTTCTTTCTTAGGAGCTGGCTCGTTCTTAAAGTTAGCGCCCTGCTCTGAAGCAGCGCCTTTAACTTTAGTTACACCTGAACCACCGACTTTATGAATCTTGTGACCATCTTTGAGCTCTTCTGATTTAGCACCTTCAAGTGGGTGACCTAGATCTTCAGCATCAACAGCTTCTTCCATTGCTGATTCTTCTTCTTCCTCTTCTTCTTCGGAAGAGTCTTCCATATGAGCTGTTTCTTCTTCTCCACCAGCGCTGATGTCTTTACCACCGTGGGTATCTTCATAACCAGCGTGCTTCTTAAGAGCTTCTAGTGCTTTTTCAAGCATTTCGATAATCTCTTCGTGGGTCAAAGGCTTCTCTTCTGTACCAGTTGGTTCAGCATCGATCTCTGCACTAGTATCATCTGCTGCAGGGGCGATAGGAGCCATTTCTTCTTCTTCTTTAACGAAAGGACCTTTTTGCATTGCGTCCTCATACAATTGTTGGAATTTTGATTTAGGCATAATAAATTGTTGTTTCTTATATTTAGGAGTTTTCGAAGCAGAATCTACAGTCTCTTCTACTTTTTCTTCTTTATCAGGAAGAGCTTCCCTCTTTTCTTTAGTTTCCTTTTTAGTTTCTTTAGCTACACCCTTTGTAGCTTCACCAGCTTTTGTAAGATCAGCTTCTTTAGCAAGTTTCTTATCAAAGTTATCCGCAGCTTCTGGACCCGTGCCTTTAGCTACTTCTTCAATACCGTCTTCTTTACCGAAAGCAGAACCTGTTTTAGGGGCTTTTCCAGCTGGTACATATTGTGTAGCATCTGTTAAAAGGATATCAGGCATATTATTGCCCATATCAATTGCAGGCTGGTTGACAGCAGATTCTTGAATCGTGCCATACAAATCACCCAACTCGGATAAACTCTTTATCTTACTCATTGTAATATTATTTAGTATAATGCTGATTAATTCTATAGATATTGTAAATATTTTTATGTCAATAGCTCAGTATTGTGTAGATACCGGTCCATATATTGCACCAGGAACAGCATATCCAGTTGGTACAAACGTACCCGGGGGTTATGAGTGCGCGATCGGACCAATACGTTATTTAGATGTTACAAATAATGCTAGTCAAATCCAACTATTTAATAATTGGTGGGCTGAACAAATAAACCAATACGGAATGAACGTAAATTATTACGTTAATCAATACACTCTTTCCGGTCACGACTTTTTCTATGGTGAACAGCCTTTAGCTGGGTATTTACCACCCATACCAATTGTAATGGCAGTAACTCTTAATAATGACAGTATTATATTAAGTAAATTCGGTATACAAGGTACAGCAGATCTTACAGCTATTGTTGCTATTAAAACATTTACAAGTACTATGTCAAGTTCTGCATTAAGTTCAGTTGCAAGTAGATATACATTTGAACCTAAAGCAGGTGATCTTATAGAGTTATATGAATATGGTACTACCCGTCCAAACGGTAGATCTGGACAGATATATGAAATAACAGAACGTGTAGATCAATCTGGTTCAGGGCAAAACAATCAATTACTCGGTCATTATATATGGATGGTAAGAGGTAAGCGCTTTGATTATACCTACGAACCACAATCTCCTAGAGAAAATCTCAGCCAACAAGTATTCGACAATAAAGTTGCCGGCCCAGTACCTCTTGCTGCTACAATTAATGGTAATAATAATGCTAGAGTTATTGAAAATAGAAACGAAAAG